TCATCCTCCACCGCAGACACCGTCACCCGTACCCGCCGCGCCGCCATGTCCACCCGGCAATCCCGGTCGCCCAGCATCGCCCGGCATCCCGGCGACGTCGACGGCGCCGCCGCCGCCCGCAAGGCCCGCTCCGGCCCCGCCAGTTCCGCCTCGAACGTCCCGTCCCGCCGCGTCACCGCGCCCAGAGCGCCCGACGCCAGCAACGTCCACGGCTCACCCGGCGTCTCCCAATGCGTCAGCCGAAGCTCGACAGCCGCCCCGTCCCATCGCCCGACGCTCAGATCGTCGCCGCGAAACGCATCGCTGGTCAGCGCCCCTGCCACCTCGCAATCGCCGCCGCCAAGCCCCGTCCCCGTCCGCACCGAAGCCGGCCGCATCCCCGGCGCGGCACGATAGGCAAAGCCCTCGACCAGCAGATCGCGATCATGGCTCGTCATGCCGATCGCCACGCCGTCGCGCCGCTCGATCCGCCAGCAAAAGGCCAGCGTGTCCACCACCGCGCTCATTCGCGTATCTCCACCAGCGGCGCGGACGGCGCTTCCCCGGCGGCAAAGGTCGCGCGGTTGATCTCGATCCGGTCCTCGGCAAAGCGCACCGGCACGTCGAAGCGGAACCCCGCCGTCAGCACCGCGCCCTCATCGGGCGCGACATCGAAACTGACGATGCCCAGCCCCGCATGGCTCCACCCGTCCACCTGCTCCACCCCGTCGATCGCCACCCGGATCGTGCCGGGCACGGGCCGCGTCACCCGCCGGTCCTGCGCCTCCGCGCCTACGCCATACCAGCGCCGCAACTGGAACTCGGTCCGCACCCCGTCACCAACCCCCAACACCTGGTCCACCGGCGAGGGCGCCTGCCCCAGCGCGCAGCTGCGATCATCAAACGGGTCGGTAAAGCGAAAACCCCGCGCCGCGCCCCGCCGCGCCCGGAAAAAGGCGATCAACGTCGCGATATCCGCCTCGGATCGCGCCCCCGGCCCCGCGTCGAACGTCATCCGCGCATCCGCCCAGTCGGCGCTGCGCCGCTCATGCCCCGACGGGCTTTCGACGATCTGTGTCGAAAAAGCCGGCGACACGCTCGCCTCGCGGCCGATGCTCAGCGGAAAGGCCACATCGTCGAACCCCTGCATCGCGTCCTCCTCCCCGATCCGAAAACAGGTAAACCCGTCCCGCGCCACCTGCGGCAAAGCCCAGATGAACGTCGCCGCCGTCCCCCGCGCGACCGACGCCCGCGCCGCCGCTACGATCTCCGCCCACTGCCCCGCCTGTTCCGGCAGCAGCACGAAGCCCGAAAAATAATGCTGTTCTTCAACCGGATAGCCCAGCCGCATGGTCGCCTCGGCCACGCCCCGCGCGGTCAGAGAGGGCCGCCCCTGCGTCACCCAGTCATAATCCTCCAGCTGCAACACATCGAAAGCCGGCGACTCCCACCCCACAGGCAGGTTCGCCCGCTTCGCCTCCGGCGCATCCGGGTCCAGGATCGTGGGCAGGTAAGCCAGCAAATGCGTCACGGCATCGGGCGCCACCGCCTTCACCGCCGCGCACAGATCGGCGGTAGACGCCGCCAGCATAGCCCCCGCCGCATCCAGCAAATCCGTCTGCGGCCCATCCAGCGCGCCTCGCACATCGGGGATGGAAACAGGATCGCCCCCAAGGGCCGCCCGCGCCGCATCATCATACAGGCAAATCCGCCCGTCCCCCGGCATCACCCACCACCAGGGCTCCCCCACCTGAAACAATATCGGCAAGTCCGCCGCCAACCCGATGGCGACAAACGCCCCCGCCACCGCGCGCAAATAAGCCATCGCCCCGCCATGCGCCGGCGACAGCAGCGTGGACGGCGGCTCCCACCCGGTCAGCGCCGGATCACCATTCTCCGCCCGCTGCTTCCAGTCCTCCCAGGCATGCGTATCGAACAGCTCATAGCTCAGCGACCAGATCACCCCGAACCCCGCCGCCTTCGCCCGCGTCGCAAAATCCGCATGCCACGCCGCGCAAGGCGCGTTCAGCACGCCACCGCTCAGGCTCGCCAGCCAAGCCTCGCCAACCCGCTCCAGCCGGAAATAATGGCTCATCCCCACATAATGGTTGATCGCCCCGCGATAGCCCAGCGCATGGATCGCCTCGACCACCCGCTCGGGCGTCTGGTTGAAGCAGTCGTCATAGCCCGTCGCCATCGACAGCCCATGCGGCGGCACGATCACATCGCCGACCGCCAACACGCTCGCCGACCCGTCACAGGCGATTTCGGACAGCTCCGCCCACCCGTCGACACCCTCGACAAAGGCCGTATCGCCTCCGTCATAATCCGGCGCGACCAGCGACACGAACATCCGGTCGACATCCCCCGCCCACACCGGATCACCATCCTCGGGCAGCACATAACCGCCCACCACGCTCGCAAAATCAATGGAAACCACCGCATTCTCGGGATCGCCCTCGGCATAATTCCACAACCGCACATACCAGGCGCGCGGTTCGCCCGCCTCGTCCCGCCCCTCGATCGTCAGCGTCGGCCCATTGGTCTCGTCCAGCCTGCGAACGCCGCCGCTTCGCCAGCGAAACCGCAAGCTGCACGCCCGAAAATCCCGGCTCGTCTCATAGGCCAGCAGGGGATGGCTCCACCGATCCTCCGCTTCCCAGATCAGCCCGGCCAGGTCCCCCGACCCGTAAAACACCGCATCCACCCGCAGCGCATCCGGCGCAGTCGTGACGACGCTCGCCATCATCGGCCGCGGAAAATTCACCGTCCAGTGCGTCGCGGCAAAGCGCTTCATGAAGCGCGTCTCCTGCCCGCGCCGTTCGCGCGCCAGCCAATGGTCGATCATGTGTCCAGCGCTCCCCTGACCGCCCGCGCCACCTGCCGCGCGCTCCGCGCCAGCAGCCGATGCGCCTCCTGCCCCTCACCCCGGCCATTGACCGCGATGCTCACCCGCACATCCCGCGCGCCACCAGCATTGGCCTGCACCTGCCCGCTGCTCGTGGGAACGAACACCTCCGGTCCCCGCTCCCCGACCAGATAGGCCCGCCCCGGCCCCACCGGCCCGCCCGTCGCCCTTCCCGGCAACCCCAGCGCGCCGAGCAACGAAGCGCCAATCCCCAGCAACCCACCGCTCCCGCCCCCGCGCGTCACTTCGCGCAGGGCGCTCGCCGCAATCTCGTCCAGCACCGACAGCGCGATCCGCCGCAAATCCTCGAACCCGAACTTGCCCGTCCGCACCGCGCGCAACAGCCCCTGCTCGATCCGCCGCCCGGCCCGCTCCGCCCCGTCCGCCAGCGGCCCCTCGATCTCCCGCCGCATTGCCTCGACATCCCGCGCCAACCCCGCGCGATCCGCCCGCACCCGCAACACCAGCGGCTCGATATCCTCGTCCATGTCCCAACCTCCCAACACAGAGCGGCGACAAAAAAGCCCCTCCCCTTCAGGGGAGGGGTTGGGGTGGGGGCTGTAATGATGCCTGAGAATCACGCAGATCATCCGGCATAACGCCCATCAACCGCGCCAACTCACCACCATCGACACCCCGGCCATCATCCCCACCAGCCACCCGCAACACCGCCCCCAACTCCGCCGGCGTAGCCCGCCAGAACTCCTCCGGCCGCCACCCCAGCAACCACCCGGCCAGCCCCGCCAGCCGCCCTGCGCGCTCCGCAAACATCCCGCCGGCCATCACCGCCCCGCCAATATCTGCCGCAGCACCACCTTCAGCGCCGGCGTAGCCCGCGCGAGGCCCCCCGCGACCACCGCCTCGCCCAGCGCCTCCCGGCTCATCGCGCCACGCTCGACCAGGCAATGCCAGAACAGCCCCACCATCTCCCCGATGCCCATGCGCCCCTCGGCCGCCCGGTCCACCAGATCGAACAGCGGCCCCAACTCCGCCTCCGCCGCCACCAGCGCCGCGAAAGAGGGCCGCAACAGCAACCGCTCGCCCCCAATCTCCAGCACGGCCTCGCCGCGCTCGGCATTCGCGCTCACAGGCTCACCACCTGTCCGCTGCTCTCCAGGCTCAGCGCATAATTGCGCTCACCATTATAATCGCCGGCATAGTCCAGCCGCGTAACGAGAAAGCGCCCGCGCATCCGCTCGCCACTCTCGAACGATAGCTCATACTCGTCGATCGCCCCGGAAAGCGCATGCCCACGCACCCGCACCTCGGCGTCCGACCCGGTAAATATCCCCGCAGCCGACACGCTGACCGACCGCACGCCAGCCCCCGCCAGCAGCTCGCGCCAGCCGCCCGAATCCTTGGATGTGACGTTCACCGCCTCACCGTTCACCGACAGCTGCGTCGTGCGCATCCCCGCCACCGTCGCATAGGCAACAGGGCTGCCGCCATCGCCGACTTTCAACAGAAACGCGCTTCCCTTTTCCACGCCCATGGCGCATTCTCCTTGTTACAGAATATGTCTGAATCGCGGCCCAGAACCGCGTCGAAAAATGGAGAGGACCAAATGCCGCTAGCAGCCGCCCTGATGCTGATGCTCGCCCCCGCCGCCAGTTCGGCCGACGCCGTCGGGCAAGCCCGTAAGACCTATTCGAAATGCGTGTCGGACCTCATGCAGCCCTCGATCGACAGCAAGCTCTCGCTCGCCGACTTCCAGGCTGCGATCAAATCCAAATGCGCCGCCCAGGAAACCAGTTTTCGCACCGCCGTCCTCGCCTCCGACAAGGCCGACGGCATGAAGGAAGACGAAGCCCAGAAAGACGCCGACGACCAGATCGCCGAATATGTCGACAAATTCACCGCCGACTATGAGGAATATCTGAAGTAATATTAGACTTAACCCCTCCCCTTTAGGGGAGGGGCAGCGAGACTTATGAGCGCAGCGGAGTTAGTCGCAGCGGGGTGGGGCTTGGCACAACGCCAGCCTACTCCCGCACCGCCCGCACCCGATACTCCACGGATGCAACCCACCCATCCACCCCCCGAGCCGCCTTCGCCACCCGAGACCGCAAAAACCGCGCCGTCACCACGCGCCACCCCTCGCCCGCCTCGCCCAGCGCCGCCATCACCACGCCAACCCGCGCCAACATCGGCCCCAGCGCCCCCGGCGTCTCCCCCGCATCATGCAGGCTGATCGCCAGCCGCAGCTCCACCGCATCCAGCCCCTTCGCCCCCCATTCCCCGGCCAGCGCCTCGCCGACCACGACATAGGGCGCAGCAGCCCGCACCGGCGCGCCATCGAAAACCGCGTTGACCAGCCCCATCAGCGCCGCATCCCCGCGCAGGGCCGCGATCGCCGCCGCCCGCACCGTCATCTCGCCGCTCATGCCAGCCGCATCCTGCGCCAGGGCCGCCACAGCGCGCTCACCACCGCCGGCGGGCTGACGACGTCACCGCCCCGCCCGCCATGCTGCTCCGCCGCCAGCCTGATGATCCCCTGCCGGATCGCATCGGGCAGATCCTCCATCGCCTCGGCCATCCCCGCGCGATAGGTCACCCGCACCAGCTTCACGCCCGCCCCAAGGCTGGAAGGTGTCACCCGCACCCAGCCATCGCCGTCCGCATCGATGTCCACGCCATAGCCATCGGCCGGCAACGCGCTCACGCTCCCGTCCGCCGCCACCGCCTCGACCGTCGCGATCCCGCGCACCGGCCGCGCCATCAACCGCGTCCACACGCCGCTCGCCGCGCCATCCGCCGGCAATGTCTCGCGCGCATCCCGCGCCATCAGCCACTGCCCCAGAAACTGCTCGCCAATCCCCGCCGCCCCCCGCAGCAGCCGCGTCAGCATTTCATCCTCCGCGCCCCCCGCGATCCGCAGCCACGCCTTCAACTCCGCCAGCGACACCGCCAGCCCCCCGCTTTCCACCTCGACCAGCATCCAAGCCCTCCGAACAAAGAAGGGAGCGCACCCAATGGCGCGCTCCCACCCAAACCTTCTCCCCTGGGGGAGAAGGATACGAAGCCTTAGCCCGCAGGGCTTAGGCGCAGTTGGAAGAGGGGGGCGTCGCGCACCAACGCCCCCGCCCTTTAAGAAGCCGCAAACTTCATCAGCTTGCCCCCGCCTCGTTTAAGAGGCGGCAAACTTCATCAGCTTGATCGCCTCC